GGTCCTTTAAATGTTAATATAACGGACGGGAGAAGTTAATGACATACGCAGAATTAAAACAAAAAATTATAGACTACACAGAAGTATCTAGTAATGTTTTTACAGATACTATTTTAAATGGTTTTATTAATGATGCTGAATTTAAAATTTTAAGAGAAGTAGACTCTGATAATAATAGACGTTATGTTACAGCTAATTTAATAGCGTCTACTAGATTTATAGATGTACCAACAGATTTATTAATTGTAAGATCTGCTCAAATTGTAGACTCAGATTTAGCGGATGGAAGCACGGATCAAAACAGAGATTTTTTACAGTTTAGAGATACTAGCTTTATGTCTGAATTTAATCCTACAGCAGCCACTGGAGTGCCTAAATATTACAGTAACTGGGATGAAACTAGAATAGTAGTGGCTCCTACACCAAACGCAACTTATACTATTCAGTTAAATTATATCTTGAAACCAACTGGATTATCGAGTACAAATACCACTACATACTTAAGTAACGAATTTCCCAACGGCTTATTGTATGCTTGCCTAGTCGAGGCTTACGGATTTTTAAAAGGACCCGTTGACATGCTCCAGTTATATGATAAAAAATATATCGAAGCAGTCAAAGGATTCTCAATAGAACAAATGGGAAGACGAAGACGAGATGAATACCAAGCGGGTGTTCCTCGAATAGGAAAACAGTAAGGAGAAAATTATGGCTATAACACAAGCAATTGCAAACAACTTTAAAAAATTACTACTAGAGGGTGACTCTAATTTTAAACAATCTGGTGGTGATAAATATAAGCTGTCTCTTTATACTTCTTCAGCTACTCTTAACTCAGCAACAACTTCTCTATTAACTTCTTCACCAACTAACGAAGTTACGTCAGCAAACTATACAGCTGGTGGTGGTGCACTCGTTAATGCGCCAACTTCTTTAACGGCTGGTGTTGCAAGAGCGGATTTTGCTGACTTGTCATTTCAAAACGTTACGTTGACAGCAAGAGGAGCTTTAATTTACAACACATCGTCTGCAACTACTAACTCTGCAGTTTGTGTTTTAGATTTCGGAGCAGATAAAACAGCTACTTCAGGTACGTTTACAGTTCAGTTTCCAGCACCAACATCAACAGCAGCGATTTTAAGAATCTCTGGTTAATTAGGAGGTAATCTCCTATGGCATCAGGAACTTGGAATACTGGCTTTTGGGGTCAAAACCAATGGGGTGATAATGCTAATCCAACAGTTATTCTCACAGGGTTTGGTATGTCCGCAACACTCGGAAACGAGTCAAGCTCAACAGAAATTAATGTGGGTTGGGGTAGACAAGAATGGGGACTTCAAGGTTGGGGCATAGCTGGCACTCTTATTCCTACAGGAATTTCCGCAACATTTAATTTAGGAACTGTTACCACATCAGCTGATGCTAACACAGGTCCATCTACAAACAACAATCAATTATTAACAGCAGGTCTTGGAAGTGTAACAGCTTTTGGTTTAGCTACAGTCGACCTTACTGGTATTCCACTTACTAGTAATTTAGGAACAGTTGATGCTAGTCCTGATGCAATGCCTACAGGTATTGCAGCTACTATGGGAATTGGTACTGTTGAAGCATTTAATAATGAAGGTTGGGGTAGACTTGGTTGGTCAATAAATGATTGGGGTGATGCTGGTAGTTCTATACAAGTAGATGTCACTGGAATTGCAATGACAGCAGCTTTAGGAACTCCTACAGAAATTACTGGTGATGCAACCATTACTGCAAATACTTTAAATGTAGCCCAATTAACTTTAGGTGTTGTCGATCCTGCACCTGATGCAATGATCACAGGTAATTTCATGATTGGTGCTTTAGGTCAATTAGGAATGCAAGGAGATGTTTCTTCTAGTGTAACAGGTTTGGGATTAAGTGCTAATTTAGGAAGTGTAACAGTAGATTTAAATCAACAGGTGAATTTGACTGGAAATGCTATGATAGCAAGAGTTGCTTCTGTAACTGCATTTACTGACGTTACAGCAACGTTTAATGGATTTGGGTTGACTATGAACATAAACAGTGCTAATGCTCTTATCTGGAACGATGTAAATACCGGTTCCGCTCCAATAGATCCTCCAGGCTGGAGAGAAGTCGTTGCATAAAGAGTTTGACACTAACTCTTTATTTTTATAAAATAAACGATATAAGGAATTTAATATGGCTAATTCAACATCAGCAAGTTTAAAACTTACAGTTCAAGCAACCGGTGAAAACTCGGGAACTTGGGGACAAATTACAAACACTAACCTTTTAATTTTAGAACAAGCTATTGGTGGCTATGATGCGTTTAACATAACCAATGCTGCTAGATCATTAACATTTACCAATGGTGCAGTATCTAATGGTAAAAATGAAGTTATAAAATTAACCGGAACTTTAGAATCTAACTTAACAGTCAGTATTCCTAATTCAATTGAAAAAACATATATTGTTGAAGACACATGTAATCATGCTAATTTTACATTAACTTTTAAAACTGCGTCCGGTACAGGTGTACTTTTATGCGAAGGACATTGTTATACATTATATTCCGATGGAACTAATGTTTACAAAGCAGGTGAACTTAAAAAATGGAGAGCAGTATCTGCAGCAGAAACAGTTCAAGCTGGAGCACAACTTTTAGTAAATACAAATAGTGGAGCGGTAACAGTAACGCTTCCCGCGTCTCCTTCTGCAGGGGATGAAGTACATTTTGTAGATCAAGGATATGATTTTAATACTAACGCATTGACTGTTGGTAGAAACTCTTCTAATATAGCTAATGCAGCATCTAATCTTGTAGTTAATACTCAAGGTGCAGCTTTTAAATTAGTTTTTTCTGGAGATGCTACAACAGGATGGACTTACACGGAGAAATAATATGTCAAATTATGAAGCAACTAAATACGATTTCGATGGAGCAAACCTTACAGGTATCGAAGGAATTCCTACGGCAACTATTGTGCCGTGGTCAAGTTCTTCTATTCCAACAGGTTTTTTAGAATGTAATGGTGCGGCTGTTTCAAGATCAACATATTCAGCTTTATTTGCAGTCGTAAGTACAACTTATGGTGTTGGTGATGGTTCAAGTACGTTTAATGTTCCTAATCTTCAAGACAATGTAGCAGTTTCAAAATCACCTAATAAAGCTTTAGCTTCAACTGGTGGAGCAAATACAGTAGCATCAGCTGGAAACGTTGGTGGTTCAACAGCAAATGCTACTTTAACATCTGATCAATTAGCAAGTCATAATCACCCAGGTGGTGGTAATCCATCTGCAAGACCGGGTGAACCAAATGCTAACTCACCTTTTCCGTTTACTGCAGGTAATACTACAGGAAACACAGGTAATAGTACCGGTCATTCTCACAATATGAGTGCAAACTTTACTGGAACTGCTAGTTCAGTTTTACAACCTTATTTAACAGTAGTGTATATTATTAAAACGTAGGAGATTATTTATGGCAACAAATTCAATATGGACAGTAGTATTTGATGATAAACAAATTATTAAACAAAGTGGTGATGGAGCTGGAAATGCATATATAATAGTTGATAATGATTTTTGGGAATTACCTAAATGGTCAAACATATGGGCCATTCAATATGGAACTTCTAATTCAAATGACACTGTAGAGTACAGAGATGAAACTCCTCACTCTACTTGGGAAGTTGCTAACTTAGGAGACTTTCAAGATTTTATTAATAGATGGGATTCAGCTCACTTAGCAAAATTACAATCTGATTGGGATGCTGACACTAGAGATGAGTCAGAAAAAGGCGCAAGACCTACATCATACACTTCTTAATAACATCCAAGACGTTATTATATATTTTTCCCCTTTTAATGGGGGATTACCTCTATGTACATATGGAAAACCAGCAGGCCATATAACTATTCTACCAGTTTTAGGTTTTATTCTTTTTGAAAAATGTAAAAATTCAGTTTCTCCACCTTCATCTACATCATTTAAATATATAGAAAAAACAAAAGCACGTGGTTCATTCTCAAAACCAGCCATGTGTTCTACGTGCCAAACATGATAACCTTCTGTAGGTAAAGTTTTCTGTATTTTTAAACAAGTATAGTGAAAAGGATCATCATAAATTCCATCAACTCCTGTATTACTAGTATAATGTTTAAAAGCTAAATCATAATTTAAAACTAAAGATTTTAAGCTAGTCCACCATGTAGTTAAATTTTTTGAATGTGCAAAATATTGTTTATCTTTTTTTTTAATTGAACTAGAGTTTTCAAATTGTTTTCTATTTAATGTATTATTAAATTTATCCTGGTCCTTAAATAATTTAATAGCTTTATCACATTCATCTTTAGTAATATAGTTGTCGTATATACCAATAAAATTTTCTATTTTTGCTGTTTTTTTATTTATAGACATTTTTTCTTTATATTCTTTGTAGTGCTTATATCATAATTCAATAAATTTAGTCAATTATTCTCTCTTTCATTCTCTATTAATCTATTATATAACACAATTATGGCCTTAAAAAAAGTAGATTTCGCAGCAGGTTTTAATAAACAAAGTGTGCCTTCAGCTCTTCCAGGACAATGGGTAGATGGAGATTTTGTGCGTTTTAGATATACGGCTCCTGAAAAAATAGGTGGTTGGGAACAACTGACCGTTGGATCTAAAACATTACCTGGCGCAGCTAGAGCACAACTAGCTTGGACTTCATTAACAGGTGAACGTTATGCTGCAATTGGAACATCTCAAGGTTTATTTTTATATTACGGTAATGATTTTTATGATATTACTCCCTTAGATACCGCTATTACAGGATGTACATTAACAACAGTTAATGGATCAAATGTATTAACTGTAGTTAAAGGATCACATGGATTAGCTGTTGGGAGATATGTAACATTATCTGGAGTAACAGTTACAGGTGCCTCAGATTATACACCCACAGAGTTACAAGTAGTTTATGAAATTTTAACAGTTCCTACAGTAGATAAATTTACTGTTCAAGCTGTAAGGAATGAAGGAGGATCTGGCATGACTGCAGCAGGTGCAGCAACTGTCAATCCTTATGTTGAAGTAGGACCTACGATACAAACAACAGGTTATGGTTGGGGAACTTCTTCTTGGGGAGCTGAAACTTGGGGAACGGAGAGATCTACAAGTAATGTAACTTTGGATCCAGGAAACTGGTCTTTGGATAATTTTGGAGAAGTTCTTGTTGCAACTATATTTAATGGTAAAACATTTACTTGGAACGCAGGAGCATCTGGAGCTAGGAGTATTCGAGCATCACTATCTACATCTGGTTTTGTAACAACAGGTAATCCAACAGCTAGTAGATTTACATTAGTCTCTGATCGGGATAGACATTTATTTCATTTCGGAACAGAAACAACTATCGGAGATACTGCTACTCAAGATCCTATGTTTGTAAGATTTTCTAACCAAGAGGATTTAAATACTTACTTACCTACTGCTACTAATACTGCAGGAACATTTAGACTTGATACAGGTAATCAAATAAGAGCAGCCTTACAAGGTAAGGATTATGTTTTTGTATTAACGGATCTTGCAGCTTATGTAATTCAATTTGTAGGTCCACCTTTTACTTTTAGTGTCAGACAAGTTGGTACTAACTGTGGGTGCATTGCTCAACATGCGGCCTCTTATGTTAATGGTGCTGTGTATTGGATGTCTAATGAGGGTGGGTTTTTTATGTACGACGGCACTGTAAAAGCTTTGCCTTGTTTAGTAGAAGATTTTGTGTTTACTACTCAAAATGGAAATTTAGGTCTTAATTTTAATGCAGCGGACACAGTTTATTCTGCACCTAACAGTTTATACACAGAAGTAAATTGGTTTTATCCTAAATCAGGATCAGAACAAGTAGATAGATGTGTGACTTATAATTATCAAGAAAATGTTTGGACTACTTCGTCTCTAGATCGAACTACTTATCAAGACCAAGGTGTGTTTAACAATCCTTATGCAACCGACTATGAATCAACAACTACTCCAGTATTTCCAAATATATTAGGAATTACAAATTTATATGGAGCATCTATTTACTATGCTCATGAAATAGGAAATGATCAAGTTAATAGTTCAGGTAGAACTTCAATTAATGCTTTTATTAGATCTGGAGATTTTGATATTGATGATGGTGAAATATTTATGTCAATGAAAAGATTTATGCCTGACTATAAATTCTTAGTGGGTAACTCTAAAGTAACTTTATTTATATCAGATTATCCTTCTGATGATCAAGAAGGTTCACCTTTGGGTCCCTTTACAATAACAAAAACCACTGATAAAGTAGATACTAGAGCAAGGGGAAGACTACTATCTTTAAAAATAGAAAATGATGCTGCAGGAGAAACTTGGCGTTATGGTAGTTTTAGAATGGATGCACAACCAGACGGGAGAAGATAATGACTAAAAGATTAAATATTAAAAAAGCAATTAAAAAACCAGGTTCTTTAAGAAAGGCTTTAAATATTAAAAAAGGTGAAAAGATACCTTTAGATAAATTAAATAAAGCAGCTAAGGCGAAAGGTAAGTTAGGTCAAAGAGCTAGGTTTGCTAAAACATTAAGAAAAATAAATAAAGCATAATGGCTAAATTAACTAACTACATCCCTGAACCTAAACAAGAATATGATGTTGAGAATCAAAGACAAATTATTGAGTCTATGACTACAATGAAACAACAATTAAATTTTTCTTTTCAAGAGGATTTAAAAAACGAACAAGACGCTTTTAATTATTTTTTATCATGACAATACAATATAGAAACGCATCTAAAATATTAGACGGAACGGCTATGACAACTCTTTTAACTATATCTACATCTGCCATAGCTATTATAAAATCTGTGTATGTATCCAATAACAGCACAGGAGCTGTATTAGTTAATTGCGATTTAAAAGATTCATCTGCTAGTACCAATGTAGAATTTTTTAGAAAAGATATACCTGCTACAAGCACAGTCAACGCTACAGAACAGGGGTTGAATTTAGAAGCAGGAGATGCTATAAAAGCTCAAGCAGAAACTGCTAATAAACTTGAAGTAGTAGTTAGTTATGCGCTTATAAACAGAGAGAATGAAAACGGATAATATACATAAAATAGATTGCACAACTGTAACAATTTATAGAAACACAAAAACCGGCGAAACGTCTAAAGAGAAAGTGGAGGGTCCTGATATTGTAACCGATGTTACAGTTCACGTCTCACCGAAAGGATTGGATGTTTTCCAGAAAGTTATGAATGAAAATAAGAAACCAAAACCCTAAAGGTGGCACCGAATTACAACTAGGTTTTCTACATCAATACGTAGATAAAAATTTATTAGATCAAGTACAAATTTGTACTAGCGTACCAGGTAAAGTACCTTTAGATCCTAATAAACTTAATATACTTTGGCAAAAAAATTCTTACGATCAGCCCAATCTATATCCGTGGTTTAAAAATAAAACTAATCATCACAAATATGATTGGTATGTTTTTAATTCTCATTGGAATTATGAAAAATTTAGAATGATGTTTGGTATTCCAACTGAAAAATGTGTGGTTATCAAAAATGGAATTGAAAAAATAAAACAATCTCCACATTATGAAAAAGGTAAACCTATTAAAATAATTCATCAGAACACACCCTGGAGAGGATTATCTGTTTTACTTGGTGCAATGCAATTAATTAAAAACCCATTAATTACATTAGATGTTTATTCTTCATGTGAGGTATATGGTAAAGATTTTTATGAACAAAATGATTATAACTATAAAGCGTTATATGATCAAGCTGAGTCTTTACCTAATGTAAATTATATTGGATATAAACCAAACGAATATATTAGAGAACATTTACAAAATTACAATATGTATGTTTATCCTAGTATTTTTGAAGAGACTTCCTGTATTTCTTTATTAGAAGCAATGTCTGCGGGTTTATATAGTATAGTAACTGATTACGGAGCTCTATTTGAAACAGGAGCAGAGTTTCCAATGTATATTCCTTATGACAGTAATTATAAAGCTTTAGCAGAAAAGTTTGCTTATGGTATTGCTGCGGCAGCAGAAACTTTACACGAGCCACAAATACATAGTCATTTAACCACTCAATCTAATTACACTCAGATATATTATTCGTGGCCAAAGCAAGCATCTGCGTGGACAACATTTTTAAAAGGAGCTCTTAATGCAAAAGGCAAATGAACCCATATGGTTTAACGTAGACAAAACTGAAACAGCAAATGATGATACCTATCAAACAATTAAAACTAACAAAGTAGAAAATAAAGTAACTGAAATAAATTTAGGTACGTCACCTCACAAGATTATGGTATGTACTCCTTGTCATAGTGATGTTAGTATGCATTATTGTCAAGCTGTGTTAAAGTTTCAAATGGCGTGTTCCAAAGAAGGAATACAATGTAGTTTTACATTACTTAAATCATCATTGGTTACACAAGGTAGAAATTTATGTGTAGCAGAATTTTTAAATCACGAAGATAAATATACTCATTTATTATTTATAGACTCTGATATTGATTTTAATGCAAAATCTATTTTTAAAATGTTAGAGTTTGATAAAGATATAATTAGCTTACCTTACCCAATGAAACTTTTAAGTTGGGATAAAATATGGAGAAGACTTAACACTAAAGAAGATGCTATTAATAATGAAAAAGACTTGGCTACAGCAGGGTTTACCTTTCCTGTTAAAGTAGAGGATCCTAATTCAATAACCGTAGACAAAGGATTAATGGAGCTTACTCATGCCCCAACTGGATGTATGTTAATTAAAAGAAACGTGATTGAAAAGATGATAAAAGAATATCCTCATCTAGAGATATATCAACCCACTAATATTAACGGCAAAGAGGTTAAAAAAGATAATATGTACAATTTATTTGATACATTACATGACCCTAAAACTAAAAGATATTTTGGAGAAGACTTTGGATTCTGTCAAAGATGGGCGGATATAGGTGGTAAGGTATACGCTTACATAGATGCTTCTATAACTCACGTTGGAGAGTATTGTTATACGGGTCGATTTAGAGATGATTTATGGCAAGCAGCAAGACCTGTCAAATCGGTTGACGAGCCCAAGAAAATCAAATAAAGTATAATATTTACAGGACTTCTACGCCTGCTTAACAATATAAATATATTTAAATTATGGCGATATCTAGATCTTTAATGAACAGACAATTACAAGCAAACGGTGGCATTATGCAAGTCGCACCTAGGGAGAAATTTGGCCTAGGTAGTAAACTTAAAAAGTTTGTAAGAAAAATTATACCTAATGAAGTAGCAGAAATTGCTACTAAAGCTGCACCTTTCGTTGCACCTTTTAATCCATTACTTGCAGCAGGGATGTCAGGTATAGGTACCTTTGATCAAACAGGAAGTATTGGAGACTCTTTAAAAGCTGGTGGTATGAATTATGCACTAGGTCAAGGTGCTAGATATATTGGTGGTGGAGCTCAAAATTTACAAACAGGTTTTAATCCCTTTTCAGGATATGACGCTTCAGCAGGTTTAACCAGAGGACTTTTAACTAATCCGGTTAGTGATCAAGGTGGTCTTGGTGAGTTCTTCTCGAACCGAGGAACTAAAAGTGTTCAAGGTGTAGGAGAAGGATTAACAGGATCTGATGTAGGTGGAAATATAACTATGGCTGAGTCTGCAGGAAGCACGAGTGCTTCGCCAAATATTTTAGCAGAACAAATGAGTGAGGTATCTTTATCTCCACAAAAAATAGCTGAAAAAGTAACACAAGAAACTATTACAGGTTCACCAAAACAAATGTCAATTACAGAATCAATAAAACAAATTGTAAGTCCTAATAGCACTATGGGGAACAGAGGAACTGCAGCGTTAGATCTTTTAAAAAGAACAGGTAAAGCAGCATTTACTAAAGAAGGCAAGAATGGACCTGTTCTTGACAAAGCAGCAGTATTAGGAGCAGTAGCTTTCGCTGGATCATACGCAGAAGCTAGAGCGTTGGCAGCTGAAACAGGAGTAGATATGGATTTAACTGAAACAGAATACAATGAACTAGCTAAGGCAGAGAAAAAAGAAGAGTACGCAAATTACTTAACTAATTTCTTTGGCGGTAAAAAAGACGGCGGAAGAATAGGGTATGAATCTGGTGCTAATGAATACATTACTAGAAGAGAACGTCAAAAACCAATGTCTGGGTTAGGTATGTTAAGTCAAGAAATAGATCCAACGATAGACGAGTCTGACCAAAAAATAATAGTAGTAATGACAGAGAACGGACCTCAAATAATGACCGAATCAGAATTTAATAAACACATGGGTATAGATAATGAAATTGAACCAATAGTAATTGATACGATGAATTTTGGAAAAGATATGAAAAAAGATGGTGGTAGAATAGGGTATAGAGATGGTACTATTATTCTCAGTGAAGATGAGTTAGCAGAAATGGGTGGAGAACAAGGCCTTAAATTAAAATTACTTGCAGAAAAGTTTATGGATGATGGTATGTCAGAATCTGATGCATACGCAAAAGCTGCGGATAGTTTATATGCTAACGGCGGTAGAGTAAACAGAAGATTAGGTTCACCTAAAGAAGGTGAATCGGAAATAGGTATTATGTCAATTGACGTTGAAGCAGGGGATGACGAAGATGAAGAAGATATGATGATGGCATACACACCAGGATTTAGTTCACAAGAAAAAAGTTATTTATTTAGAAGAATTGGAGCTGCAGGTGGGTCCGACAGATCTTATACTATGCCTCAATTATATAGAATTTTAAAGAACCCTGCTGATTATCCAGAAGATGCTGCAGTATTAAAAGAAATTGCTGTTATGGGTCTTGGTAAAAAAGACGGCGGTAGAATAGGATTTGCTTTTGGTAGTCCGGATAGAAAAACAGGTATTGAAGAAGAATTAAGTGTAGATACAATTTATAGACCTACAGATAAACCTCTTATGTTAGAGGAAATGCCTGGAGGAGATAAGATGGTCGATATGGATTACACTCCTTCTTTTATAAAAGATTTTGATAAAAATTTAGATAAATTATCTTTTTCAAAATTTAATAAACCTTATATAGAGCTAGAAATTCTTGAAAAAGAATTCATAATGGAAGTTATGAAAAACATAGGCGACACAGTATTTAAAGCAGACGGCGGAAGAATAGGTCTTAAAGGCGGATCAGGTTCTTCTAATAGAGTAGCACAATTAATTTTAGAAAGAGATTATTTACTTTCTAAAGATGAAGACGTTTCTT